AATGGTTTTTGGGGGGATTTATTAAAATGATGGCGGAACTTATTGGTCTTGCATGGCTTGCTTGCGGGTTACTATATGGGGCGCCAATAACTATCTGGCTCAGCAATTTACCAGCTTGGCTTTGTGCGATGGTCACAATATCATATGTAATTCCATGCACTTTTTGGGTGATAGAATCGGCTAACAAAGGGGAGTACTGAATAATGAGTGAATCAACAGAGCAAAGCCTAGATGGAACTGAGAAACTTTGTAATGCGCTATATGCCAGAAAATCAACAGCAAGCGATTACTTAGGAGGCTCTGATTCAAGAATACTTCACCAAGCCGCTAACACCATCAGCGCGCTACGTGAAAAACTAGAAACAGCGAAAAGTCTAGCGTATCACACGCACCCCATAACTGGCGCAATGGAAGCCACTTATAAAGAGCTGGCAGAGTCAAATAGTGAGGCGCTTGATAGCTTAAAGCGGCAGTTTGAAGAGATATTGGGAGTGCCCAAAGGCGGGCATATTCAGCGTTATGCTAAAAGTTTGTGTGATGTGAATGAGCTACTAATGGAGATCTTAAGAGAGGTATCAGACAAGCTGGACTACTGCGATTCTGATGTATTTGGCTTCGAGTCATTCGGCCCTAATGAACCTCTATTGCCAGTTGCGCACAGAATAATATTTGAAATTCAAGCCGCTACAGGGGTGAAGTAACCCTTAATTTAGCGCTTTCAGAAAAAGGTGGTATAATCTGAGAAACTTCATTTTAGGCTGAAAAATGGCTAATCTCACGACCAATGCACTGCCTAGCGCCGATGGCCGTACACACAGTAAATACCCAAACGGAGGTGCGCCAGAGGGCATTTTGCTAGCTAGCTACGACTTTCTAACGACATTCCCAGATCCTGCCCAATATAGCAGTCAGGCGGGCGGATCGATAACTGAAATGACAGAGGGTACAGGTGAGAGCGAGGTGGGATTTATCAGGATGGCGTACCCAATCGATGTTTCAGGTGATGATTCGGGTGCTCTGTACAATCTACTCGACGTATCGGCCCTTGGTGCAACAGCGTTAGAAGTTAGTTTTCGGATGAGGATGCCCACGGCGTATAAGTGGGGTATCAAAATGTTCAAAATCTTTGGTATCCGCGATGGCATTAACTATACAAACTCAACTTGGGCTTTTCTATATCCATTCGCTCAGATGCAATCCACTTCATTTAGTGACGGTACGACAGTTTCGAACGACCAAGCCCAAGCAATTCGATTAGACGGCAATAACCGCGACTGGCTCGGACGTAACTATGTCGGCGGAACAGCTCCAAATGATCTAATCGCGGGGGCTGTGGTAAATACGCCGCAAAACGCGGATTGGTTCATCGATGATGAAGACTGGCATGATTATGTCATTCGATATAAAGCAAATACCGGCACAACAGCAGAGAATGAAGTGAATGATGGAGAGTACTTCATAAGTGTTGATGGAAATGTTTACGTAGATGCCGCTGGATTGTTCAATCGTCATTACACAAACGGTGCTATCGACTCAATGCACTTCGGCGACTGGTCACAAGGTGCTGACCAAGCATTCGACGCAGACTTTACTGATATTATTGTGCGAGATATGTCATGACTCAATTAGCAATGCCTTATATCACAACAGTTTGGAACGGCGTTGATGCGTTCGACCACACTGAATCGATTACAGTGCCTGCCGGTACGACGCATTTAGTAGTCCGGCTGATCGGCTCTTCGGATGAACCAGCATCGATCAAGTACAATACTGTAACTGTACCAAAATTATATTTTACATCTAATTCATCTTTGTCAGCGACCGGTGGCTATGCATTGCAATCGCCAACTTCTGGCACATTTAACCTAGTTTTAAGTGGTGCAAGTGAGCGATCATATCAGCTAACTATTGATGCATTCTCTGGCACTGTCGGAATAGGAGCTACTAGCTACCCCGCTGGAGGTACTGCTGCTAATAGATCAGTTACGCTGACGACGGTAATCGGTGACATTGTATTAGATTCCCTTCAATCGGATACTACTGCGGCTGTCGGTGCGGGTCGAACAACCCAGCTACTAAATGACAATACAGGTAGCGCGAGTAGCATAGTCGCAACAGGCACATCAACAGTAATGGATTGGACTCACACGTCTGGTCTTTCTGCAGTTGCAGGTTTCGTACTAACCGCAGGCACCCCAGGGGCTTCTGTTAACCCGCCAGACCCAGTAACTGACGGCGCTACAGCTCAAGCGTATACTCCATTAAACTTTACATCCGGCAATATTACCGCGGTAACACTTGACGGTGTTAACGTGCCGGCATTCACTCAGACAACGTTTGATAACTTTGACGTAGCGGGCGTTACGGTAGATGGAACTCCGGGGGCTAAATTTGGCTCAGTCGTATTTGAAGCGACAAATGGCACAGAGACAGCTAACGATACAATCGTCAATCAACCAGCTGCCGATCATGATTATGTTGAGATGGCGACAATTGACACAGTATCACCGGGCACTCTATACCAATTGATGCTGGCACAGCTTGGTAAAACACTGGCACCACCTGACCAATTTTATTGGAACGACCTAGACACCTCGATAATCAACGATGATTCGTCATTCGCGATAGTTGTGCCGAAGACGTTTTGGTGGTATGAAGCTAGTTCTGGGGAGTGGACTGTGCTGAACCTAACGGCGGGTGGCCTAAGTCCTGTAATTAGAACGAAATACCGTAGATTCCCTTGGCAGACCCACAATAAATTATAAGGACTCGATATGGCAGATATAACAAGCAAGGCATACCCAGTAGTAACTGACAGTGAGGGCGGGGATCAGTATACAATAGTTCGCAATGGACAGCTAAAGAAGCAGACTCGAACGGCGCTAGACGAGCATATCACAGATATTGCGGCAACGGATTTCACGGGGCTTAGTGACACGCCCGGCACATACATTGGGCAGCAAGGTAAAGGCGTTATAGTTAACGCAACGGAGGACGGATTAGAGTACCTGCCGTCTACGACCACGCCAACGTTCATCACTCTTCCTGACACTCCGGCCGGGTATTCTGGGCAGGCGGGTAAACATGCGAGGGTTAACGCTACAAATAACGGGGTGGAGTTTGAACTTCCTACTTTTTTAGAGCAAGCCGACACCCCAGCCTCATTCGCGGGTAATGCTGACAAGGTTCTAAAGGTATCGAGCGGTGAATCTAGCGTTGAGTTTGCTGATGTTGTTGCTGCCGAGGCAGTTATATACGTCACTGAGGCGGCAGAGCTATCGGGTGCGCTTGATTCAGCTAAAGTATACTGGCTGGACGGAATCATAGACTTCACTGGCACTGGGATTAGCATAGAAGTCCCAGCCGGAGGCCTGAATCTTTCAGGCTGGACGTTTGACGTGTCAAAAATAGTCTGTGCAGATCCAAATTATACGTTGTTTACGTCTCCGGTCGGTGGCTCTGGAAATGTGCTCGGAAAAGACTACGCAATCGAAGTCACTGGCGCGAACTCCGAGGTTTATGATCTTGTTTCGGCGACTGGATTTGATGCGTTTGAGTTTGCACGAATAAACTATAATGATTGCAGTAGCTTAGGAGCCATTGACGGCTATAGACAAGGGCTTGAGGTAGGGACAGGGAGGTTTGGCGGAACTCCAGAATTAACGCTAAAAGGGGCGTGGGGCGGTGGGTATTTTATTGATACTTCAATTGTTAGGGGGTTGATAGATGGTGCGTACAGTCTATTTAAAGCAGGTGCTGGATTTACAATGGCTTCTCGGTTTAGATCTAATCAAAACATCGATTTAAATTCCACGGTTGCTTTTTTTGATTTCTCTAGTGCTAACTTTACAACCCCCTCGACAGTTCAATTAGATGGTTGCATAGTCTCCAGAAATGGCGTGTTTGACGCTAGTGACACCACTATTACGCCAAATATGCAGCCTAGCGATCTCGCAGCTGAGTGGGTTAAAAACAACGGAATTCAAAATACGTTTGTTGGTGGAGAGCTATTAATAACGTCCGAGATTGCAAGTGCCGTTGGTAGTGTCGGGGTTTTTGTGGATTTAGCTGGAACATGGACATCATCTGACCTCCAGCATTTTGACTCTCCGGGCAATGGGCAGCTCAGGCATTTGGGCGAATCTCCAGTGGAATATACCATTGGCGGTCAGCTTGTAGTTGACTCAAGTTCGAATAACGAAGTGGATATTAAGGTTGCAATATGGAGGGATAGCTTAGGGTCATTTGTGGACGGGAAGACACAGAGGCGCGTTGTAAACAACTTGCAGGGTGGTAGAGACGTTGCTTATTTTGCATTATCAGACAATATAACATTAAATCAGAACGACTATGTTAAATTGCAGTGCGCAAATGCTACGGCAACAAATGATATAACGGCAGAGCTTGACTCATTTATCATAGTCTCTGCAAGGTAGTAACGCAGTGTCGGCGAACGGCATATACTGAGTAAGCAGGTAATCTTATGAATGATCAAGAAAGAGCAGAAAAGAATGAAAAACTAGATAAATTGATTGAAGCGCACAGCCCAGGCGCTTACGCCAGCATAAGAGAAAACGGGCGGGTGCAGTTGGACGGTTATTTCACTGTTGAGCTAATGATTGATGTTATGAAAATTATAGCTCCTAACGCGCGGCTTAAGGATAGCAAGTAATGGCAGGGGGGAGACCAAGTTTATATAGCGACGACATGCTAGCTTCTGCTCAAGAGTACATTGATAGCGGATACGAAGAGAACGGGGAATTATTTCCTTCTCAGGTTGGTCTCGCACTGTATTTAAACATAGGTAGACAGACGGCAATCGACTGGTCAAAAGACGAAACAAAGCCAGAGTTTTCGTACATCTTTGAAAAAGTTATGATGAAACAGGAGCTAGATATAGTTAAAAATGCCATTACAGGCGAATATAACAGCACTATAGCCAAGGTAATGCTAACCAAGCACGGTTATAGCGATAAACAGCAAACAGAGCTTACAGGGGCCAATGGAGGGCCATTAGAGGCTACATGGACTGTCTTACCCGTAAAGCCTAAAGATGCCTGAACTACAGATACCTGAGAAGCTACTGCCATTTGTGCAAAAGAAAAAGCGCATTAAGATTGCAGTGGGTGGTCGAGGGGGCGCCAAGTCTGTTTCGATTGCCGACATTCTTATCATGATGGCAGCTCAAGGGTATTCGATATGCTGTGGTCGTGAGTACCAGAACTCATTAGATGACTCTGTTCACTCGCTGATGAAAACCGAGATTGATCGAGTAGGGGCGACTGGATTTGGCGAGGCTAATGCAAGGCTGTCTCATGCTTCTGGGGGGCAAGTGTTCTATAAAGGGCTGGCGCGAAACCCTGAAAGTCTGAAATCACTATCGGGCGTTGATATATTTTGGAATGAAGAAGCTCAGACTATTAGCGACAAGTCATTAAAGCTATTGACTCCATCTGTCAGATCGGTGGCAGGGAGCGATAGACAGCCGGAAATCTGGTTCACGATGAATAGAGGGTCTAGTAAAGACCCGATAGCACAAAAGTATTTAAAGCGAGCAGAGGCAGAGCTGGCTAGATGCGGCTATTATGAAGATGACATCATGCTAGCTATTCAGATAAACTATGATGACAACCCTTGGTTTCCGGCAGAGTTAGAAGCTGAGCGATTAGATGACAAACAAACAATGTCGCGCGCTAAGTACAGGCATGTATGGGAAGGCGACTATAACGATGATGTTGAAAATTCAATCATTCCAGCAGATTGGTTTGACGCTGCTATCGATGCACACGTTAAGCTGAATTTAAAGCCTCTTGGTAAGCGCGTAGTTAGTCACGACCCGTCAGATCTAGGGAATGATGACAAAGGCCTGTGTTACAGGCATGGGTCAGTAGTTCATGATATACAGTCGAACCCGCACGGCGACGTGAACGAGGGGTGCGATTGGGCGACAGATTACGCAATAAGCAGAAAAGCCGACGTATTTGTATGGGACGGGGATGGTTTAGGTATAGGGCTTAGGCGGCAAGTCTCAGAAAGCTTCACCGGCAAGCAAATAGAACAGGATATATTCAGGGGGTCGGCTGGCGTTGATTTCCCTGACGCGCTTTATGAGTCAATAGATAATAATTCCGCCAAAGCCAAAACCAATAAAGAAACATTCAAGAACAAGAGATCGCAATATTACTGGGCAATGCGAGATAGGTTTTACAATACATATAGAGCGGTAGTCAAAGGCGAGTACGTTGACCCCGACACAATGATCAGTCTATCAAGTGACATTGAACAGATTGATTTACTTCGTTCAGAGGTATGCAGGATACCGCTCAAGCCGAATGGAAATGGCGTGATTCAGATTATGAGTAAAGAAGATATGAAACGGCTTGACATAGAAAGCCCGAACATGGCAGACAGCTTAATGATGTCGTTAGCAATATCTGATAAAATAGTAGCAACTCAGACATATATACCACCCGTAATACAGCCAAAGGGCCAGCGAAATGGATCTAGAAGATATTAAACGCTTAGTAGACGATGCCG